TGTCATGGAATTTTGTATATTGATTATCCTAAGGAGTTACAACATTTAAGATAAGTGTAGTTCACACTTATATCACTAGATGTCTCCCTTAGCAAGGCTAATATACAATTCCTTTTACTTTATAAAGTATGAAAAGAGACAATAATATAAGAGTTGGTTCTCGAATCAAGTCGGTTTATTGATTAACAAGAAAACCAAAGTTTTATGCAGAAAGCATTGCAATCACCCTTACAATCTATAAGCAGAGTATTAATGGATCATAATAACAACATAAAATAATTCTTACCAAACCTGGAGAGTCTCGTACACTCTCGACGCAGCGAGTAGTGAAGAGCTCCCGTACAATCTATTGTTATTCCTATATACTATTTCTAACATTGTTAACACTATCAATCTATCACTTATGGCATTCCTTAAAACATTATCCCTAGTGGATAAAAAGCTGCCAGCGTTAAGGAAAGATTCGATCTCACTTCACCTTCCCACGGGCAACTTTAGAGGTGTTGTGTCCTATTACAGTAGATTTACTTGTCACTCTACGTGCTGAGCCACACACCTCATAGTTTAATCCCTATAACTTATCCTATATTACTTTTCTATATGACTAACAAAATATTATGCAATAATCAAGTTCCCAGGTGTGTGGGGATTCGATCTTACGCCGCACACACCCTGAGAACATGGGGAGGAATGGGCTTGATTGTACTGATAGAAAGGTGCCTTACCAGCATTAGCCACACTCCTTCCTGAGGTGTAAGCCTCTTAAAAATATTACTTCTAGGTGTTATTTATGATGTCACAAAAAGCCGAGAAGACAACACCAGCACACAGGATTCAAACTACTGTATACTCATGTATCACCCCGAGCAGAAGGAAGCACTTCCTGAATGGTTTCTTCTTGTCACCCAGTCGAGGGAGCTACCTTCTGCCTAAGAGTATTTCCTGTTAAGATCTAAAACTTAACTTAATCAAAGAAAAGACGTAAGCAGGTTTCGATCCTTATATGAAAAGGAAGGGTAGCTCTTTTAATACTGGCCTCTTTACCTGAAGAGCTATACTTCCTTCAGGGATTAATAAAGCATATATAAAACTTATCCTTAAACTTATATTTATAAAATATGAAAAGGGAACCATGAGGATAATGGGATTCGAACTAACACATCATCCCTCTGGTTCTCCTTAGAGAGGACTGGAACTGAAAACACTACTGCCTCAGCTTACAGAGCCAGATCCTCCCTAGGGATTATCTACTTCAGTAAACATACTTAACCTATTGTAAGCTACTTCCTATTATTACATCATTCTTATTTTGGTAGTTGCGAAACAGCTGCTGAGCATGTGAAAGCTTCTAATATTCTGACAAAGATAATATTGCTTAAAGTGTTACCACACTTTTACTGTCTGTGGTTTTGAAAGGGGTCCATCTGAGTCACTTCCTGAGTCAATGAAAGGGTCACAATATCCCCTTTCCCACCTTTTTCTAATTTCCTCCTGAGTCATTTCAGTTAAGGTTCTGATATTTCTGCGGCTAGTGTAGTCATCTCCATTCCCATCAATAACTTTCCAACCATATGGCAACGCTCTGGTGGTCCAGCGTTGGATGTCAGAGGGAGTAGCGAATGGGGACAGCTTAAGAACCTTATGTCTCTCCTCCCAGGTCTTTTTATGAGGAGCTGGAGTATTTGGGTAGTGAGGTTCTTCTCCTCCTTCCCTATAATACTCATCTTTCTTTCCCTGATTTCTAGTGGCATTCCACCACACCCTCTCCTCGCTACTTCCTCTCTGAGGTCCATAAGCTTCCATAGCAGCGTGATAACCATGGGCAAGGTAGCCTTGTCCAATTTTAGGGTTGGTAAGGTCTGCCATTAAAGTTCTATGGAACTGCAGAGCTTTGAAATTAAGCACTGGCGAAGCCAAACAGCCTGCCTTACAGCCCCTTTTGACTTGATACGCATATTGCAAAGCTGCATCTCCTTTGTCCCCATAGGGATTTTTCTTTCCTTGCTTCATAGCATACAAGTCTACTCTGCGGTAGTCATTTGCACCCATACGGTGACCATATCCCAGTCTACACAGCCAGCTCTTTTGCTCTTGTTTTTGACCAATAGCTCCCTCATAGATTACTTTGAAACACAAAGAGGGGGTGCACCAAACATCAGGCCCAGAATCAATATCATACATTTCTTCCTCGGTGCCATGGAAAATATTAGCAAAAGGATCTAGGGCCTGGCAGCAAGTTACAATCTGGTAATTTTTATAAAACTGAATGTTCACCTGACCCAGAGGGGGGACCCAGAATTGAGTCCCCATATACCTCTTTCCAGAAGGGTCCTCCTGACATGTGAACTTCCAGGTCTGGAAGGTTGCTGGATTCTCCAAGTAGCCCTTGTAATACCGGTCCAGGAGTCCAAAAAGTGTTGGTGCATAGTGGTCCTGACTCATTGGCCACGGTGTCACCACTGGAAGCACATGACTCATGATCGATGGATCGTTTCCTGGATCGTTTCGGCCGAGGCTTGTGATGCTTTTCAAACATGTCACATCGAAGGACAGGATCGTGCCTACGTCTTGGTTTTGGACCTTCTGGGCAACTAGTAGAAGGTTTAACAAGAGAACAGTTCTTTTGATGTTTTTCCATTATAAACACAGCAGATCCAACTATGCCTCTGAGGGGTTTATATTTTACCCAAATTTCAACTTCAGAATCCCATACTACAGGCATAGGATCATGTATTACAGCATCACAAAAGATACATGTATAACTTACAATAAAACAGTCAGGATTAGTTTCTGATTGTTCCCAAGATACTGTAAAAGGCTTTTTTAAGATTTCTCTAGCCTTTTCTCCACTATATAATCCACATAAAATAAGTCTTTTACAAATTGACTTACTCATTTCTTCAGGTTTAGGAATCCAGTCTTGGAGCTTAATGTGGTGAGGATGTTTGTCCTCAAGCTCTTTATAAGCATGGTAAGAAACACATTTAACATCTCTCTTGGTGTATCTTCTGGGGCGTCGGGGGTTTTCTTCAGGTTCTTCTGCAATGACCAGATCTCCCTCTCCGGCATTTTCAGGGCCAACAAGCTCACTAAGAGTCTGCAGGTCCTGAAGTCCAGAGGTAGAGGCTACTGGCTCTTCTTCTTGGTAGGAATCCATGATACAATCTTAAATATAAGAATAATCAAGAGAATAACCCCCACACCTATTAAGATAGGCTTCAAGTATCCCAGAAGGCTAAAGGCAGTCCCAAATATTCCGTGGGCAGCCCCAGATAAAAAGTTACCAATGCCTTGTAGAGCAGAGGCAGCAGCTGGCCAAACGTCTTTAGTTGCTGCAGCTAGTTGCTGTATCCAGGCTGGAGTGTCTCCTTCGTGGATATCCAGTCGAAGAAGCTCAGCCTTTGCTCTTTCAATTTGGTCTTTTATACTCTCTCCAGAGGATGTGACTTCTATTTTTAGCCCCTTGATTTTTGCAATAATTCCAACCAAATGTGGTAATCTTAGTTGTAGATTTGGCAGTCGTGGCTCAAAGCCTAGTCTTTCTTCCGCAACCAGTGGTTTTTTAAAGTTCAGTCCATAGCACGATGTTGTCTCGTTGACAGTCACAATGCTAGGAACATATGGTGGGATCTGACAGTCTGTAGAACTTGCTAATACCAAGTAGCTTCCGTTTTTCAGAGGATTCACTTGCACGAATGGTTCTTTCACAGCTTCAGCCCAGACAGGACAGTCACTCGTGTCTGTGCTATTGCCACAAGGTTGTACTATCTCTACCACATCACAAATGACATAATCTTGTCTTCTGCAGTCTTTAAGATGTAGATATTTAGTCTCTGTGCATTCCTTATTTATTATTTCATATGGATGAGCTATAGTTACATGAGTCAATTGTCCAGCTGATTGAACCAAATGACCTATATTGACAACATTCCAATTGTTTAAGTAAACATGTTTAGGTATAGTCAATTCATAATATAACCCAATTTCCCAAGCCGTAGCAGTGGGTGAATTGTAGGTTTGTTTTACATAATAAACTAGGCTTTTAGCTATTCTCTTGATTACTTTCATTTCATCATCAGATTTTTGTAGCTGTTGTTGTAACCAAGCACTGGACATATAAGTCCAGTCTATCCTTCTTTCTAAGAGCATTGTTTTTAAATGGTTTAGATGAGTATGTAAATGTTGTACAGCAAACATTCCTTCCATTACAGATATGTCATGTAATGTGGCTTCCATTAGAGTTATAACATGATCTCTTAACAAATATATTCCTTGTTGTAAATTTTCATCATTAATATCTGAGATCTGAGACAAAGTCTGTACTGCTCCTGTCAAAGCATATCCCATGGACTTTAACTTAGCATAATTATTATCAGTACTTCTTCTTTTCCTATTGTTACAAGAAGTATAATGTTCTCGGGTTACATTGGGATAGGAAGGGGGAAACTTAGGATCTACTAGGCCCACAAAGGCTCTAGCATTAGGCATTTCATTTACAGGCCTACCTGTGTGATTAAGAAAATTTTTTAGGGAGAATAAAACAGTATCAATTCCATGCACTTTAGAGGCCAATTTACATTCTTGATATAAAGAATAAACTTCATAATCCTTATCCCTAATCTCCTGCTGTTCTATACAAATAGGAGCAGGAAAATTCTTTTGATATGCCAAAAAACCAAAGTCATAAGTAGATTCAAGGCTATCCTGATAAGGGTAATAGAGGCATTTTTCTTTCTCACCAGGTCTGCATTTCGTTTCTTCTTTCTCATTTTTACTCCTCCAGAATCTACATGCATAAGGGTGCATATGCATCCATTTGGAATTATTATAAAATCCCTCACATTCTGGAACTAACTGAGAGATCATATTTTTAGTAAAATTACAATCTCCTTCCCATAAAGAGAATGAATAATATGAAGTATTTAACAATATTACTAATTCAGGTTTACTGCAAACATCCAATACATTAATTTCCTTAAACAAGGCATTTTTACCTTGTGAGCTCCATTCCTTAGGCAGGGCTCTCTTTTTTAATAGAGATGACCCAGTTGTAAGGTTATCTAATTTATTTAGGAGAAACTTTTCATTTTGTTCAATAGAATTCTCAATATTATACCATTTAGAATATAATTGATCACTACAAAACAATACATGACTATAATTATTCTGTCTTATACCTTTAGGGACATAAAAGCTTCCTAATCTAGCTTGACCATATACAGCTTGTGAAGACCAATTAGCAGGCCTTGTAATTTCTACTTTTATATAATAATCCCATATTGATTGTGGCTTATAACTAAGTCCTGCATGATATCCTGGCAAGGGACATTGATCTGCAATGAGACCTTCAGTTGGCCAGGACTTTGGAGTTTTATATTTTACCAGATAGCAATGCGCGAATTCTTGGTAGCATTTTCTATGTATATATTGTTCTTGATCACGAGGGTCTCCTAAGGGAATCTCAAAATCAATCATTACATCCGATAAACTTTGCATTTCTTCATTAACTACTTCAGCTAACAATTTCTTTACTTCTTGTGTCAGATTAGCATTATTAGCAATATTTTCAGAATTGATCATTAATACCTGAGAAAGACCTAAGACCCTCTCCGTGACCACTATAGGTTCTGGATGAGGTTCATAATATACACCTTGTGGGATACTGGTCATGTTTACCTCTATATATTTTGGAACTGGGTGTTGCATTCTAAGAGAACGTGCAATCCTTCTGGTTTGCAAGGGTTGATAAACAGCCCTCTGAGTGACATTCCAATCTATTACTGGTCCTAAGACCTGGATATCTCTATTCCATTGTATCCTGGATATTGTCAGAAAGCATGAAACCAAAACAACAATTAACAGTACACAGACCAAAAGCATCCAGGCCAATACCCTTGAACTAGTAGCACAGCAGGTATAAAGCAAGTATCTAATTTTATCCTTCCTTGTTGGTCGTACTTCTTCATTTTGAATTTCAAGTATAATCTGTTCCTTTTGTTGATCAGTCACTGTTGTTGAATTTTGGAGTGCCTCATGAGCTTTGTTCATTTTGTTCCAGATGATCCATTGTTGCAGTGTCATTGGTGGTGCCATTCTGATGAGAAGTAGGTTTTAAATTGTCAATACTTACAGTTCTGTTGTTGCCAAGATGGTCCAAAATAACAACAGTCCTAGGATTCAATACTTCAAGAACAGTGGAAGGTTTATGCCAACGTGGTCGCAAGGATGCAGGCCTAGCCACCCTCTCCTGGACCAATTGGCCTACAACAGGAGACCAGGAACGTGAGGAGGCAGGAGGGGTGGATGGTTGGTATAAAGAGGCACGAATTTCCTGTAAAAGAGAAAGTTCTTCTTCTCTCGTCAAATCAAGTGTATCTTGGTTTGCAAATGGAGTATTTGAATCTATACCAAATAAGAGTTGATGTGGAGTATATTTTAATACAGGGCTATAAGTATTATTTAAAGCAAGTTGTACAACAGGCAACAAGTCATACCACTTTGTAGGCCTTCCCACAAGCAGTTTAGTTAAAAGTCGTTTTATGTCACTATTTTTCCTTTCCACCTTTCCACTACTTTGGGGGTGGTAAGGAGTACTGAATTCCAAATGTATACCTCTTTCCTTTGCCCATTCCGCAAAGGTTGAAGAAGTGAATGCTGCACCTTGATCAGAGTGAATCACCTTTGGAATTGCAATACTAGTGAGTACATTGAGAGATTTAACAGTTGCGCTTGTAGAAGGAGCCTTAGTTGGGTATAACCATGTAAAACCTGTCATTCCATCAACAATTACTAAAACATATAGATATCCTTGTGAAGGCGGCAAAGGTCCAATATAATCAATGAAAAATTTATCAAAAGGCTTTTGAGGCCTATCTGGCCTTAATATAGGGCCAGAAGTTTTGTTGGAAGCATTCGTGATCAAACACTGCTTGCAACGTCCCAGTTGCTTAACCACATCCTTCCTCATATTTGGCCACCAGTAAAGATTGGCAATTTTTAAAAGAGTGGCTTCACGTCCGGTATGAGCCAAATTGTGGGCTTGAAGTACAATTTTTTGTCGATCCGACTGTGGGGGTATTATTTTAACCCCTTCAGGTCTGGAAACTTTTACTTTGCCATCTTCTAAATAATATGTATATTGTTTAGGATATCCTTTTACATTGTTACCCTGTAACAATTGATCCAACTCTGCATCCAGGTTTGGTTTTTTGGTATTACAATTTACCACATAACTTCCTTGGGTGGCAAGCTTATCTGCTAAGGCATTACCTTCAGTATGAATACTAGTATTAATAGGTTGATGCCCTTTTTCATGTTGAATTGTAATGTCTGGTTTTATGGATAAACATTCAGCAATAGATTTCCATTTAGAAATATGTTTAAGAGGTTCTTTTTTATTATTAACAAACCCATTAGATTTCCAATAGGGTAATTCTTTATTAGCACTTTCTGCTACATAAAAACTATCTGTAATTACTAGTACTGGGCCCGGTACTTTTAAAGCCTTTTTGCATGCAAACTCTACTGCTGCTATTTCAGCCATTTGAGCAGTATGATGGCCCAAAGGTATAGACCATTGATTAAGAATTTTGTACTCTGGATTATATATAGCATGAACTATTCCCATGCCAGCATTATTGCTTTTAGTAGGATCAGGACTTTTGATAGCTGAACCATCTGTACAGAATACTCCTTCATATTGAGAAGGATGCTTTAAAGGAGGAATACTAGATGTATACACATCTGGAATATGTTTTAATTCAGGTAGAGTTTTGTCATAATGGAACTGTATTCTTGGATCTTCTAAATAGGTCATCCAAGTAATCCATCTTATTGGTAAAGCTTTTCTTTCTGGTAATGGAGTTTTTTGTATCTTGGTCATGGATACAATTGGACTATAAACTAGTATTTCTTGCCCCATTGCTAAATCCATAGCTTTAATTAAAGCTTTATGCATTGTAGTTAACAATTTTTCTAACATTGAAAATTTTAATTCTGCTTTAGAAAATACATAATTTAGATACATAATTGGTTTTTTGCCAGATTCATTATAATACCTTACATATCCTGCAGATGGAGAAGTATTTACTTTAATTACCAGGCGTTGGTCTGGTAACCTTTCTTCTAAATTAGAAGCAGTATTTAAAGCTTCAATTACTTTATTTAACTGTTTAGTATTGTCTTCAGTCCATTCAATATATTTTCCCTTAGATGAAGCTATTAAATTATACAACGTTTGTACCAATTCTGCAAAATTAGGTATAAAATTTCTAGCAAAATTTAACAATCCCAGTATGCTCTGTAATTGTTTTAAATCTTTGGGTGGTGTAACATTTAATAATTTTGTTTTAAAAGTATCCGTTAGGCCACGACCTTCTTTAGTAATATTAAATCCTAAAAACTCTACAGTTCTTTGGCCTATTTCAGACTTCTTTAGAGACACAACATATCCAGCTTGTAGCAAAATTTGAAATACTTTTTCTAACTGTTGAATATGTTCATGTGGGTTGTCATGACTTAAATATATATCATCCACATACACTTGTACATTAGGTACCTCTTTTAATAAATCTACTGCATCAGCTGTAAACAAAGCTGGACTATTTAGAAACCCCTGTGGAAGGCGTGTCCAACAGTACTGTTTACCCTGCCAAGTGAATGCAGTAAGCCAATAGGAATCAGGTGTAATGGGATGAGCCCAGAATCCATTAGCCAGATCTAAAGTAGTTTTATATTTTTGTCTTACAATAGTGGCCAATATACCAGCAGAATGTTGGTTTTGGGCCGCTGTTAAAGGTATAGTTTTATTTACTTCTCTATAATCTAAAACCATTCTCCACCTTCCATCTGGTTTAGGAACAGGATAAACAGGTGTATTCATTGTGCTATTTTGGGGTGTTAACACTCCTTGTTTTAGCAAATCATCTATTACAATTTGTATGCTAGGCTTTGCTTTAGGATTAATAGGATATTGTTTCTGAGGGCGAGGAGGATAATCACCAGTAGCTATGTTATGTGGCCTAATTTTTCTATGCCCAACTTGATTCTCCCAGTGTTGCCATAGATTATCATATTTAGTAAACAAAGCTTTTAATTGCTGTTTTTGTTCTTCTGGAAGGGCAGTTTTATTCAATATTCTGTCTTGATACTCTTGAAGAGGAACTAGAATGGTTAATTGTAAAGGTTGTTGCGTCAACCAAGGAACATCTGTTGGTGACAGCAAAATGTATTCATAAGGGGAAGCTATTACTTCTGCTTCCACTTTTCTTCCCTTAACTTTAAAAGTCAAATAATAAACATTTTGCTGCTTTTCTCCATGAATTGTTTTAATTAAAGTCTGTTTAATTGGCTGTTCATCTTCTAGAAAGCTTTCGGGGATACAAGTTATTGTTGCCCCTGAATCCCAGTGGGCTAGTAACTTAGTTCCCTTGACCTCCGCTGGGAGCGGCTGTAGTAGTTGAAGAGGATTCATCTGTGGAGGACGTGGCACTTTGTGTTACAGTATTAACTGCGCGTGAGTCACCAGCACCGGATGATCGTTGGTTTCGGTTTTGATTGCCTCTTCCTCCGCGACCAGCAGCTGGCTTGTAAGTTTGTGACTGATTGCCACGCACTCCAGAACCTGCCTGAATTGGTCTTGGGGTTTGAGGACTTTGTTCAGTCGGTCTGGTTTCTGAATTGTTAGTATTTTCATTCCATCTTCGTCCTCGTCCTCCTCCGTACCTTTGAGGTTGGTAAGTACGGGATCGAAGATTATATCCTCCTTGACTTGAATTCTCTTGGCCTTGATTTTGAATGTTAGATCCTCTATCGTTTTGACCAGGGGCAGGGCACTGACGTCCGCGCCCGCTATTTACTGGTCCTTGAGAGGGCTCAGGAGCACTTTGACCTCTACCTCTACCTCTTGATGGTCGGGGTTGAGGAGTCACTGAGGCACGTATGCTTTGTCCTCTGGCATTGAGGCCTAGAATTTCATACACAGCATTTAAATGTTGAATAAAAGTCTCTGCTCTTGTTTGGTCATCTATTTCTTGATCTAGACGCTGTTGCATGGCAGTCACCACTGCTTGACCAGGCAAATACCCTCTGATAATTCCTGAAACTAGTTGATAGTTTTGTCCAGAAAGCATCATCCCTAGAGTATATGCTGTTGCTACTCCTTCTTGATCAGCTATTCCTTTTAACACATTTCCAAGCTGATGTAATGGATATTGTCCATATGTTCTAATGAACAGAGTAGCGACTGCTGAGTCCCATGTAATACAATCTCCGGGAGTTAGAGATAGTCCTAAATTTCCTCCCAACAAAGCATTAATAATTCTACACCTTAAATCTGGTGTAGTAGTAGGAAATACTCCATCTATGGCTGGAGCATTTCGTCCCAGCCAAATAGGTATTTCCCTAGGATTCCTTGGAGGCTCTCCTGTAACAGATCTTATATGCTGAATAGGAATAACTGCGCCGACTGGTGGTGGAGGTGGCACAGGTATATACTGAATCATAGGAGGTGCTGATGGGACGGGAGCAGATATTACAGGAGCTGAGGGTATATCTCTTCTTCTTTCTCTGGACTGAGATCTTGGTCTATGGCCCTCGGCTTCAGCGAAAGGATTTCCCGGATGGAAAGAGACTCGAGGTTGAGAGGGTCCAGCAAAACTAGATGAAGGCATATTATCATCCCCCAAACTCCGAGGAATATTTCCTGGAGTGGAAGTTGCTCGTGGAGGTGAGGGTGCTCTGGTATGTATGCCAGGTATTGCAGGTAAGCTAGGTAACCCTGAAAAGCTACTTACTGGTGGTCGTGAATGAGAAGCTCCTGGGGATATTCCTCCTTGCCCTATACTAGATCTTTCTGCTAGTTGTCTTCGCAGAGCCCTTGTTTCGACTTCATACAATTCCAATAAATTTATCATTTGAATTTCTATTTCACTTTGAGTATTAAGAGTATCTTCTAATTCATCTCTAGTCATCTGAGCTGTTTCGGCCATAGTTACTGGTCTATATGATCTACTATATGGATCCCCTTCAACATAATGGCCGTTTGCTAGTGGTCCAAACCTTAAAGGTCCTTCAGGCAAATCTAAGTCCTGAAAAGCTAATTGAAGTTCAGCCAATGGTCCTGATAACACGAACATAGTATGAGGATTTACTGCTCGCGGTATTATCTCATGTCTTGGTCTTTGTAAAGGCTCATTATCCTCATCTTGTAATATTAGCCGCACCATTTGAAACCTCTCTAATTGTCCCCACCATCCTTCAGTTAGGCGAAGACCTATAATTTCTCCATGTAAAGGATTTCTCCCTATATTTCTATCTCTTAAAATTACAACCAGAGCTTCAACATCAAGTTCATATTCTTCAACATTACTTCCTGAAGCCATTTTTTCTATTAGGCTTAATATATACCTCCCGCTATGCTCGGAGGTCCCTAGGGATAATTTTCAAATAAACCCGACTTATATTCGAGCCCCACGTTGGGCGCCAATTGTCATGGAATTTTGTATATTGATTATCCTAAGGAGTTACAACATTTAAGATAAGTGTAGTTCACACTTATATCACTAGATGTCTCCCTTAGCAAGGCTAATATACAATTCCTTTTACTTTATAAAGTATGAAAAGAGACAATAATATAAGAGTTGGTTCTCGAATCAAGTCGGTTTATTGATTAACAAGAAAACCAAAGTTTTATGCAGAAAGCATTGCAATCACCCTTACAATCTATAAGCAGAGTATTAATGGATCATAATAACAACATAAAATAATTCTTACCAAACCTGGAGAGTCTCGTACACTCTCGACGCAGCGAGTAGTGAAGAGCTCCCGTACAATCTATTGTTATTCCTATATACTATTTCTAACATTGTTAACACTATCAATCTATCACTTATGGCATTCCTTAAAACATTATCCCTAGTGGATAAAAAGCTGCCAGCGTTAAGGAAAGATTCGATCTCACTTCACCTTCCCACGGGCAACTTTAGAGGTGTTGTGTCCTATTACAGTAGATTTACTTGTCACTCTACGTGCTGAGCCACACACCTCATAGTTTAATCCCTATAACTTATCCTATATTACTTTTCTATATGACTAACAAAATATTATGCAATAATCAAGTTCCCAGGTGTGTGGGGATTCGATCTTACGCCGCACACACCCTGAGAACATGGGGAGGAATGGGCTTGATTGTACTGATAGAAAGGTGCCTTACCAGCATTAGCCACACTCCTTCCTGAGGTGTAAGCCTCTTAAAAATATTACTTCTAGGTGTTATTTATGATGTCACAAAAAGCCGAGAAGACAACACCAGCACACAGGATTCAAACTACTGTATACTCATGTATCACCCCGAGCAGAAGGAAGCACTTCCTGAATGGTTTCTTCTTGTCACCCAGTCGAGGGAGCTACCTTCTGCCTAAGAGTATTTCCTGTTAAGATCTAAAACTTAACTTAATCAAAGAAAAGACGTAAGCAGGTTTCGATCCTTATATGAAAAGGAAGGGTAGCTCTTTTAATACTGGCCTCTTTACCTGAAGAGCTATACTTCCTTCAGGGATTAATAAAGCATATATAAAACTTATCCTTAAACTTATATTTATAAAATATGAAAAGGGAACCATGAGGATAATGGGATTCGAACTAACACATCATCCCTCTGGTTCTCCTTAGAGAGGACTGGAACTGAAAACACTACTGCCTCAGCTTACAGAGCCAGATCCTCCCTAGGGATTATCTACTTCAGTAAACATACTTAACCTATTGTAAGCTACTTCCTATTATTACATCATTCTTATTTTGGTAGTTGCGAAACAGCTGCTGAGCATGTGAAAGCTTCTAATATTCTGACAAAGATAATATTGCTTAAAGTGTTACCACACTTTTACTGTCTGTGGTTTTGAAAGGGGTCCATCTGAGTCACTTCCTGAGTCAATGAAAGGGTCACAATATCCCCTTTCCCACCTTTTTCTAATTTCCTCCTGAGTCATTTCAGTTAAGGTTCTGATATTTCTGCGGCTAGTGTAGTCATCTCCATTCCCATCAATAACTTTCCAACCATATGGCAACGCTCTGGTGGTCCAGCGTTGGATGTCAGAGGGAGTAGCGAATGGGGACAGCTTAAGAACCTTATGTCTCTCCTCCCAGGTCTTTTTATGAGGAGCTGGAGTATTTGGGTAGTGAGGTTCTTCTCCTCCTTCCCTATAATACTCATCTTTCTTTCCCTGATTTCTAGTGGCATTCCACCACA